GGGCTGGGGCGGGGGGGTGGGGGGGTTGCCCCCCCTACTACCTGAGTCCGGGGTGAGTTTGTTTACGTCTGGCCTCGGTTATTGTGGGGAGGGCCTTACGTGCTTCGGTTGCTTCTTGGCTTGTCTTGCGTTTGTGGTGCCAAGGGCATAAGAGTTGCAGGTTTTCGGGGGCGTCTGTGCCACCCTTAGCCAAGTTGATAATGTGGTCTACGTCTTGCCCTGTATATGTGCAACCGTCAACGTGTTCACATAACCCTTTCGCTCTGGCAATTATTTGCCGGCGTAGGGTGGGCCAGTAGGCGGGGTCTGGCCTTCTCTTGCTACTGTCCCAGTTATGAGTCATGGGCTTACCGTAGCACCTCGAGAGGGTAGTATCAATAGTGATACTAAAGGGCCTGCAATAGTGGGCCTTGTAGTGACAAAGCGGGGCTTAGTGTGACATTAGTGTGAATAAGAATGTAAGTTAGTAACACTTTCGGGACTAATGTTACTTGAAAAGTGTACCCTGTGTACACTTTTGGAGTATCTACTTTCACTGTGGAGTCACTTTTACTTATAAATAAAAGTAGAAAACCTTATAAGTAGTACTCGAACTTATAAGTGAAAGCAATAAAGTGTGTTTAAAGCACCGCAAGATTTACTTTATTGTATCTAAACTATATTTCCTACGTGGGTACAGTTGTGCCATATGTGTACCGCTTCCGGTACGGTGTCGCCTAGTTTTAGGTACAGATAGCTTTATGTGTCACGTTCCCGGCACAGATTCGAACTGTTCGGGAATACCGAATAGTTGCCACTAACCCGAACGGAAAAACGCATACAAATTGCAGACAGTTTTGCCGGAACTGTACCAAAGGATTGCATGGTTACCTTTGGTAAGTGGGCGGCGTTGCGTGTAATGGGGGTTATCATCCACTACACGCAAAGAATAGCGTCAGTCCTTTGGGACAGCCCGCAACTTAACCGTTGCAATCGGGTCTGCCCGACGCCTCGCACCCCTCACAACAGTCCTCACAACAGAAAACATTAGAGCGTAAACAAACAATACTGTCACTAACCCCAGGGGTACAGCAATCAGCCATCCGATAAACTCCCATACGCTCACTAGTCAACCTCCCCATATGCAGACTTGCCCCACTCGAGTAACCCTGTCACCGCGTATAACGGTGTCGTCATAGATCGGTAAACGCCAATCTCGGCGGTTTCGCCGTCGTCTTCCATTGTCGAGGTCGAGGCAACTACAACCCAATCGCGTACAAAGTCGACCGGCTCTAACGCCTCGTCTAAACAGTGCTCGGTTAGAGCCCTGGAGAGGTTGTCGTAAGTTTCAGCCGACATAATAAAACCTTTCGTTGACCTGGCCTAGTCTCTGTCCTAATGGCTTGAGCCTCAGCCGCATAATAGCGGTCGTGTGTGTAGAGTGTGGACTATTGCCAGGGGTCACTAAGGTAATTCTAAATAGAGCGGTATTCGGTCGAGTTGATAGCAGACTTACGGCGCTGCCACTTGCCACAATCGAAGCAACGGTAACGCGGGTACGATCCGCTCGAGCTGTAGTGTCGGCCGCGTATTGTGAGGTGGTCGCCACCGCAAGCAACACACGACTCGGGTTTACCGTTAGTCAAAGCCTGGTTAGGTATCTGCCCGTCACCCCAGGGTAATAACTTTTCGTACAGCTCAACCAAAAGTTTTACGTCTTGTATCTGGTATTTTTTCATCATCCGCCACGAGGACTCGTTGCCGGCCATAACGCCAAGCCACAAATCGAAACCCGTGTGAGAAACTTTAGCCCCAACACCGAGGCGCTGGGCAACATAGTCAAGCTTGTTACTGGGAAACCTGAATTTTCGTTTTACAAGCTGCATTAGATCGTAGTCTTTGGTAGGGCTGGGGGGAAGTATCCCGGCCTCCAGAAACTCACGGTTTACGTGCTTGTGGTCAAACCCTTTAGAGTTCCAACCTACGAGTACGTCCGCTTCGTCCATTAGTTTATGTAGCGCTTGCAACATTCCGTCTTTGCCGTCCTGGTGGACAGAGTGGAAGTGGGTTTTATTTTCCCCGTGCCATTGAGCCCCAAAACACAACATCTCGGTAGACGAGAGTAGCTGGCTGAGTCCTACGTTTTGTTGCCAGAGGCCCCAAGTGTGGGCCGTCAATGGCGACGTTTCTAAATCAAAAAAGAGAATACGCATTATAGCCTCGTCCCCTTTTTGGGCACACTTGTAGAGCGCTCTACAAGTGTACCATAATCATCGAACATTTGTTCTACGTCCTCGGTGCCGGCGTGTTGTGTATCTTCGGCGTGGTCAATCTCGTAACGCAACTGGCGCATACCGCGGCCGTGCAACCAAACAGCGAAGCAAGCAATACAGCGAGCTTTACTGTTATCTAACGATCGGTATTGCACCACCCTCGACTCGATAAGGATAGCCCGACGGTAAACCCCTTGCTCGTCGTTAGAGTGTGTTGCGCCACAACGGGGACAGGCTGCCGTGATCTCTAAAATAGTCGGCGGGTTTAGTTTGTTCTCTATTGCGTACACCATCCCGGCAATTTTGCGGGTTTTGTCGGCCACAACGTCTTCGGAGACTTTACGGGCCTCTACCTGGCGCTTGAAGCCGATATACCACTGTCTAAGGTTGCTCTCGGGCTCGGGGAACGGTTTAGCGTCTGACACCTCACCGTAAAGCCGGCGTATCTGCCGTTTGAGTGCCTCGTATTGGTCGAGCGCGTCAGAGTCGATAACGTTACGCTCAGAGGCGAGCCCTGCCCCCTGGACAGAGGAGCCAAGACTTGAGTGCACAAGTTGCCGTAACTGTTTTAGTAAGGGGTCGTGGCTAATGTAAACCTTTTGCTCGGTGCCGTCGTCGTCCCAAACTATTACCCCAGACTTGTGGGGTTGTGTTAGGCGATCGACAAGGTTTAGCAAGTCGTCACCGTCGTTAGAAGGGTGCACTCTCGTCTACTGGTTTGCCCTGGCCAATAGTTGCGGTGGGCCATTGCTCGAGGATGGCGGCCGGCCCGGTTTTGTCCGAGGGGGGTGAGTCGTTGGCGGTTACCTTCGGGTTGTTGATTGTCCGGGCAATCGTCTGAGCTTGTGTGCCGTCTTTTTTCGTGTACTCGTCAATCTTCAACCCAAGTAAACCCTCGACACTAATAAGCGCACCCTCGGGCAGGTTGTGGGGCTCGTCAAAAAAGCAACTGTAACGGTCGGTAAAGTCCATACCGCGAGCTTTGTACTTTTCAGAAACCTCGGCCCCTTTACCATCCCAAAACACTCGGGTTACCTGTACGTTGTGAAGGCTAATCTTAGCCATTGTTACCCCCTAAAATTGTTTACCTAAAACAGCGTATTACACCGTTGTAACTTTAGTAGCGGTATATAATCTTCTAGCGTGTCGCAAAACGTCTCGTTTGTCGACCATAATCTTATTTTTTTGCATACAGTGCCGTATTTTACCATACTCGCGCCACCGTAAAATTGTGGAACGGTGGTAATAAACAAGGTCGGCAGCCTCGTTAACGCTAACCCATTTAGACGGTCTCGGTTTTCGTACAGGTTGGTTAGTCCACACCGCTGCCTTTACCTCGTGCAAGTGGTGAGCTCGCTCGTTATCGTACGTACCAAACCGTTCCTTTTCGAGCTCGTCCAGGTTTATACCCAGTAGCTCAGCCTGCCAGCTCAAAATAGTTTTCCCCCATTTTCGCTTTGTTGTTGTAAAGCCCACTTTAGCCTGCCCTCAATGATTGGCAGATATTCTTCCGTCAACTCTGCACCCACAAACTTGTACCCGTCGAGTAGCGCAGCCTTACCTGTAGACCCTGAACCTGTGAACGGGTCGAGCACCGTCCCGCCGGCAGGTGTAACAAGTTTGATTAGGTAACGCATTAGGGTGGTTGGCTTCACCGTTGGATGAAAATTCTGTTTCGGGGTTGCGTTTTCCGCCTGGCTAACACTGCGGTGGCCACCAGTACCGCCAACCCCGCCCTTCTTGTAAGCGTTACGCGGTTCTAACCCTTCTAGCCCTTCGTTGCGGTCACGCTTACTAGCCTTCGCACAATAAAAAAAGCGGGAAGCCCCACCAGAACTTTTATCGGCAGTGTAGTCGCGCGTTTTACCCTCAAGCCCCGCCGAGAATGAGGCAACCGTCTTACTCGCCACCGAACCATTTACCCACGGCTTCTTTGCCCCAGACGTTAGAACCCCACTCTGTTCGTCGAGTAGCCCCGCACTGTACTCGTCAAGGATTACATTTGCAGGCCAACGACCCTGCCTAGCAGGTGTCACATAGTCCCGCGTGCCATTCCCAAACACAGAACCTTTGACGCTTTCTTTCCCCACGCCGTCAATTTGAGCGCCATGTGAAGTAATTGTTTCTGTCCCTATTCTGCTCGCGTCAATGTTCAACCCACCCACACCATGCTCAAGAACATTCGCCGCAACCGTCGAACCTTTCCCAAACGGTTTCCGCCCCACCACAATCGGCTCAAACGCAGGCTTCAACGCTGTACCAACGCCAGCAAAAGCAGACCCATCTCCGCCAGCCTTGTTGATAGCTTTTTCCACGTCCAAGGATTTTGGAAATCCCGAACCATACATCCAGGCAATGCTGTCCCGAATCTCGAACCCTGCATCCTCAATAGCCACAGCCATCCGGTGAAAAGTCCTCGACCCACCGAACGCCAAAATATGCCCGCCAGGTTTCAACACCCGCAAACATTCCTCCCACACCGTCACATCGTAAGCAATCCCCGCCGAGTCCCACTTCTTCCCCATGAACCCCAGCTCATACGGGGGATCCGTCACCACCGAATCGATGCTGTTATCCGGCAACGCCTTCAAAACCTCACGACAATCGCCCAAAAAAACTCGAGCGTTACCAACCTCTAACATTTTTCCCCCTGGTGATCGGTCACACGGATAAGCCAAGTATTACCACGTAAATAAAAAATATCCTCGGTAGCGTCACCGTTACATAAATCAGCTATCGCCTCATCCGACATAGGCCAATACCCCGGTTTCATCCAAAACGCTTTCAGCTCTGTTACCGACAACCGAACTCACCCGCCCTGCATTCCCAGTGCTCACCGATCGCGTGCATAGCCTTAACCCACGCCCTTGCGTCTGGCAACTCAGCCGGCGGCCTCAACGGTTTACCCCAATCGTTCGTAGGTGCCGGTGCTGCCAAAGCCTCATTCTGCCAAGCGTCAGCGTTAAGCCACGTCGCCGGGTTTTTCGTAAACTCGGGTTTACGGTTAGGGTCATCCCGGTAACAAACAACCCCGGCAAGGATCGTGTCTAAAGTTGCTCTCTTGCGAGCTTTGATAAAAGCCTTCTCTGCCACCCGCTTATCAGCCTTTTTCGGGTATGACTGCCAAAAATTATCAAACTCTTTTATATAGTTAATTGGGTCTAGTTCATTGGTTATAGTTCGTGTGTCGTTTTTGTCGCCCCCCCGATGTCGTTTTTGTCGCCCCCCCAGGGTCGTTTTTGTCGCCCCCCTCTTAACCCGTTTGAGAGTGTAAAGGCTGGACTTTTGTCCCTCGTGGTCGTTGCGTAACTCTTTGCCGAGAGCTCCCAACTGGATTAGTTCAGCTACGGCACGATCCACAGACTTTACGGTGCACTTTGCCCGCTCGGCTATTGTCGCCCTCGACGGCCACGCGGTAAGTGTCTGGTTGTCTGCATACCTGGCGATAATCGCGTACACCCGGACGGCGACGTGGCTTATATCAGCGTCTAAAAGCCACTCGGGGATTATCGAAAACTTTAGGTCGGTGTCGACCTCGGATACCTCACCCATATATTGCCCTCATAATCTCTCGAACCTCTCTCTCGGTAACCGGTAACCTATCACCCTCGACAAGCACGTACCAACCGTCAACATACCTCACCGGCACCTCGGTAATCGCCCACGAGTCCACAACCCACCTCGGTACACCCCACCCACGAGCCACGTACGCCTCTCTAAGCGACGCGTTAGACGTTTCCGCCACGTTATGCGCCCAACACAAAGTAATCAGCCACGCGGGCTCTGTATCGTATTGGGCACTACCACCCATCCCGCGGCTAACCCGGTGTTGCACCGTCAACCCACCCGAGCAAGCCAACCCAAACCCTTGGCCAACACAAACACCACCGTCACGGTTATACACAACCTGCCGGATACGCTCAACCTGTTTTTTAGATCTCTTACCGATACTCACTACAAGCCGTCAGGGCGTCTCACAAGACGTAACAGGGTAGCCAAGTCCATAGTTACCCACCAGTCCTCGGCCTGCCCCTTACCCACCCTCTTATGCACAACAACCGGCGGTTTATCATTAGCTTGCTCCACAGCTTGCCCCCACCACCCTGCAAGGTCTAAACGTGCCTGGTTTTTTACCTCAATCGAGCACGGGAAATTAGTAATAATGTCTTCGCCGGACTGGTAACCGCCACGCGCTGCCCTCGACGTTACAGCTGTCCACCCGGCCCGCTCCAAAGCGTGAGTAACCTCGACCTCAGCCTGGTTACCTTTGCGCCTCGAGCTTGCCCCAGACATTAGTAATAAAAGATATCGGTGTCTTTGGGCCACCACTCGAGCACAACCCAAAAGTTTAAGACCTGGACGGTTAGAGCCGGCTCGTAAGTGTCCCAAGTGAGCTCTACCCCCCATTTATGACCAAAACCTGCAAGCACGTGTAACCGTTTTATTTCGCAACGCCATTTAGTCACGCTTGCCCCCACTCCAACCTAATCATCGGGCCCAAAGAGCGCCCAATCTCCAAACGGTCACGCAACGAACGAATATGCGAAACCGCTGCCCGGTGTTGTTGATCCGCAAGCTCAGCCGTAAACGCTAAATCGCTCATCTCCAGCTCAGCCGTATAACGCCGTACATCCATAGAACCCTCGCACGTCAAAAACGCTCGAGCGTAACCCGTCTTATACGCTGCCCTAGCCTTCACGGCCGCCTCGTCCAACTTGGCAATATCAGCGGTAGCCTCGTCAATATCACGACCGATACGCGATAACGTGTCGATAATGTCGGCCGGGGTAAGGTTACTCACCTACAGCCACCCGGCGACGCCTCGACGGGCGCATTTTACGAAATAACGCGCTCGAGTTTAAATAATAATGCTGCCACGGCGTACCCTTCTCGCCCACAACCCAATAAACTTTAGGGTCGCGCAACCTCACAGCGGCAACATACAACGCCAGCTCAGTCGCTAAAGCTTTATCCGTCTTAGTCCAATTACTCACTTTTTACCCCCTGTAATCATTGCCTTACGCTCGGTAACTACTTTACGCACAAAGTCAGCGTAACCCGCCGCTTTTGCCACGTTCCACAACGCCTCGAGCTCGTCAACCGTCTTAGCTTTAGCTACGTCGTCAAAAAAGGTTGCCGGTGCCTCAACGGTTGCCGGTGCCGGTGCCCCACGCTGTACCTTTTCCATTTCCTCACGCGACGCCAACGACTTACTAGCGTCGTCTTTATTGCCCGACCACTTAGACGAAGCCAGGGCAAGGCAACGCCCCACACTGGACGTTTCGCACACCTCAAGCGCGCTAGTGGCCTGTGGCCCGTTAGCCGAGTCCACCTCGAACGCGTGACCTGTAGCTTTAGCCAACCCGTCTAGTTGATCCTCACGAGTCAAGTACAAAGACGTTTTTACCCGCCAAACCCCTTTAGCACGATCGTCAGCCGTCGAATAGTCGATAGTCTCCAACCGGTAATCTGGGTACTCGGCCTCGAGCATAGCTAAACGCTCGGCCACCGTCGCATACTTTGATAAATCAAACCTCGCCATAATTGTCCTCCAGATAGCTCTCCAACATATCGTTAGCAAAATCGCTAACAGTCATTTTAGACCCGTTAGCTGCCGCCAAAAGCCAAGAATAAACCTCAGCGTCTAGCTCTACCGTAATTGTTACACTCGTCATCCTTTACCCTTCTCTCTCAGTAATGGCCTGCCACAACTCGGCAGACCTCGCCACCATAGCCTCTATTATGTCCTCGTCACGGGGGATAAACCCGTACTTAGGTTCCAGCCACGCCGGCACCATAACCCCGGTGTCACTTTCCTCACGTAACAACCAAGTAAAGACGCACGAAGTAGCACCCGTAACGTAGAGCTGCCATTGCACCTGGCGCATATACACGATAGGTATTTTATCTAGGCTGCCCCAATCTTTACCCGTCGTCTTAATCTCGGCAATAGTGTCGCCGTCGAGGCTAATACCGTCAGGTGTTGCCAACGCGATCGGGTTCGACTCGTGGCGTATCAGCCAGTCGTTAGGCATAACACCCGTCACTTGTTTAGTCCACATTGCCAGCCACGGCTCATTATCAAGCCCAAACTGCATATAAGCATTTACAGGTATCGGGGTATGGTTATCCCACTCCGCCACAACGTCTCGGAAACCCGCCGGCGTCATAGCTTTAGCCATAGTGGTAGCAGACAACCCTAAAGTTCGAGCTTCGAGCCACCCGGCCTCGTCAAGCTGTTTAGACGCCACAAACTGGTCAGCGGTGAGCATTAGTACCAGTGCTCCCCCATCAGCGACGAGAGCTCGTGTCCCACCCAAAAAGTTGCGTCCGACAACGCGAAAAACCGGGCACTTGTTACCAAGTCCAACCGCGCCCCCGCGCTACCTTCTTTACGGTGCTCGTAAATACTCACGTATAACGTCTCGGGGTCATCTTCAAGAAACTCGACAACCCATTTAGACATTAGACAACCCCCAGACAATCGAATACCGGCCAGAGTTTAAAAGCACCCTACGGCCCGTATCGGTCACAAGCCCACGATCTACGAGCTCAGCCCTACGCGACCTAATACCAGACTCTGACGCCCGAGGTGCCGTCTTGTAACCCCTGTAAGCGTCGATTAGTTGGGTGTCGTTACGTGGCCGTTTCAAGCACCGCAAAATATACGCTTGCGTCGCCGTGACGTTGTCTACCGAGTCAGCGGCCAAGTGTGAAGTAACCGGATCAGTGCTACGCGCTCTAACCGTCCTCGCCATCTTCGCCCACCCCCTCAATACCAAACGTTAGCCGCATATTTTCCAGCGCTATACGTAACGTGCGCGCCTCTTTTAGGGTCAGCACAAGCCGGCCCTCTTCCATATTCCAACTATCTGTAGCGGTAACCAAAACCCGGTTACCTGTGCTAACTACCTGCATTTTTTAGCCTCCATCTCTCTTTAGCACTCGTGCCACCCCAGACACCGATACTCTCGCCGGCGTCCAAAGCGTACTCGAGACATTGTAACTTTACCGGGCACGACCCACACAGCTTTTTAGCCCGTACGGTGCTTTCCCCAAGCTCGGGAAAGAACAAGTCTGGCCAGGTCATACAAGGCACCTCGCTGCCCTCGTCAATAATTGCGCGCATAAGGTCGCTGTAGTCGTAGCTCACCGTCGACCGCTTACAAGTCGTACGGTCGCCCAACCAACCAACACTAAGCCAATAAGCGAGGCACCGTTGATAGGTGCCAGCGGGTCAACCATTCCAGGGGCAAACAAAAACCCGGCCCCAATTACCATTAACACCCAACCCATCACGTCACGGCCATAACGAATAGTGTCAACGAGAGCAACCCAAAAAAGGCGATACCGATAAACGCTAAAGCCCAATCCAGGCTCGATAGTTGTACGTTACGTTTTTGGTTACGTTCGGCGGCGAGAGCTTGCGCCCGCGTCACCGGTTGTAAAGCGACGTGATCTACGGCGCGTTTTGCCTGGTATGGGCTCAGCTCCCAAAGCTCTATCGCGCTCCACAACCGTTCGCTACGTTCATCCAACCAAGCCCACGTAACCGCGTCGAGTGTGTGCCCAACCGCCTCGTACCAGTTGTGGTAACGAGTTACGTCGTCTTGCATAGCAACCTCGAGGTTTTTATAGTGTCCCATTTTGATTAGCCTCCCACAATTTCAATATATGCGTAGCGGCCCACGTTGCCCTCTACTGTGTAGTATCCGTCAACCATTCCCGCAAACTTGCCAACTACTGCAGGCCCGCTCGAGTACCAGACTTTTACAATCGTTCCTGTTTCAATCATTTTGTTTACCTCTCTCTAGGTGGTGTTGCTTTGTGTCTACAGTCTGCCACCACCTGTAACGAAACACCTAATTAGGAATCTCACAAAAAGGTAACAAAAAAAGACCCCCCAAGCCGTTAAGCCTGGGGGGTCTCTTCCCTTGAGAGAGGGGGCAAACAAAATTACCTTACTGGCAGCTATCGCACTGTAACAAGTCCATAGGGTCTACAGGTACCTCATAGCCATCAACGCGCTCCACAGCGTCAAGCCGCCCCATCACTTTGCGGCCTTGTCGTAAGTCAGCACTGAAGTCAACAGGGACATGACACCGGCAAGGGCAGCGACCGAAGCAACCTGCCCCCACTCCACATCCAAAATGCCTACAGCACCCACACCAATAGTTGCAATCGCCACCTGCGCCACAGTTTTCACTGCACGCTCAGCCGAAAAATTCCAGTACGCTTTCAACTTATCCATCCGTGTTCTCCACTCTCTTATCGTCATATGCCGCCCCAAAAATGTAGGACGTAAGAATCAAACTTATCAGAGCAACCCCACCCGTAATCAGGTCGCCCGCACCTAACCGGTCTTGCCACACCGCAACAATCGATGACACAACAAGGGCGACACCGAGCGCGAAGGCCGCGAAAATGTATCTACGTCTAATCTTCCACTTAGGGTTGCTCATCGTGTCAGCACCGCAATCAACGGCGACACTACCGCGGCGAGGAAACCGAACGCACCGATAGCCTGCCACATCCGCATCTCAAGTTTACGAATCCGCAACTCATGGTCTTCAATCTTTAGCTCACTATCGGGCAGACTGTTAGCAATTTTCTCTAACAGTTTCCCTTGCCGTTGCACCTCAAAATAAATATCCCGCATAGAAACCCTTACCGCGAGCGCTTCTTGTTCGTCACTCATCTGATAGCACCTTCGTTGATGGCCCGCTGCAGGGCGCTAATTGTTAGACGCCCCCACACGCCATCCGGTTTCACGTCAAGCCTCAACTGTACAGCCCGTCGAGTGTTTGGCCCGAACACCCCATCAGGTTTCGCCCCAGCCCATCTCTGGATAGCTGTGTAGGTCATCCTTCCCGGCCTGCCGTCGATACGGCCCAGAGGGAAACCAGCGTTCGTGAGTGCAGTCTGGAAAGCTTTCCACGTGTTGCGCCCCAAACGCCCATCCACCTTTAGCAGTGCAGGCTTTACGACGACGGGAGCACCGTCAAGGAACGGCACAGGATCCTGCGTATTTCCCCAACGCCCGCCACGTTTCCGAACCTCAAAATGGAGATGGTTTCCTGTGCTCGAGCCGGTAGTCCCAGAGGTGTAAATGAAGTCGCCCGTCACAACCCGTTGGCCTTTACGCAACCCGGTACGGTGCGCCCCATGATAGTAGACCGTCACAATCTGCCCATGGTCAATCAAGACTGTATGACCGCCACCTGTGCGACTCCACCCAATCTTCACGACAACACCATCACCGGCAACCGTGACCGGGAACACGCCAGCCACATCGACCCCGTGGTGAAAAGTGCGCCTCCCCGTAATAGGGTGACGCCTCCAACCGTAAGGACTCCGAGCGTTGATTGTTCGACCTTCAGGCCAAGGGTTACGGAGTTTCATCTTCTACTTCCCTCCAGTCGGTCGTTTCTTCATCCCACACGTACCGCCCACCGTCGGCAGGATAATCTATAGGTGCCACCCACAAACAGGTAGCCTCATCGAGTACCCATGAAGGGTAAGGGGTTGGCGGGATGAAAGCGTCACGGGCCTCATCGTAAGTAAACCCGCGTCCAGGATAGTTAAACCGGAAACTTCCCTCAATTGAACACTGAACTAAATGTTCAAGCGAATATCCATACAGGCCTGCGAGAAACTCTTGCCCCAAACTTTCCCGCAAGATTCCTTCGGTGTCAGTCAGAATCGCATCGGCTACAACATGAACCTGCGCGACATACCCGTTTTGTAAGTAAGCGTAGTAAGCCATTATCCGACCCTTACTATGACGACACCGGCTGAGCCAGCACCGCCAGCATCGTTAGAACTACCGCCGCCACCACCACTCCCACGATTAGCGGGCAAAGCGGCAACACCGGCTGAGCCAGCACCGCCAGCACCGCCAACGCCTGAACCGCCCGTACCGGGGGTGTCACCGCTATTGTTTGTGCTTCCTCCGCCACCACCAGCATAAAACAGTGCTGTCCCTGTCATTGAGGATTGCAAGCCAATTCCGCCGTCCCCGCCAATGGCATTGGTCGCGGAGCCGCCACCGCCACCGGCACCACCGCCACCGCCCGCATTTCTATTGGAAAGATTCGAACTCCCGTTGCCTGTTCCCCCCGCGTTGCCTTGTGTGTTGAGGGCACTTATGCCGCCCACACCGCTAGCAGTTCTACCAACGCCGCCGCCACCACCACCAGATATTCCCGAAACACCGTCTACACCAGAACCGTCAGCACCACCGCCACCGCCACCCGGCCCAACGTCTAAAACACCAAACGTGGTTATACCGCCAGAAAAACCCTTCCCACTCCCAGCAGCGCCACCCGCACCGATAGTGACAGAGGTTGCACCGGAAGGAACGATATGGTTTGGAAATAATGCAAACCCGCCAGCACCACCGCCACCGCCAGCAGAGTCACCGACAGAACTACCACCGCCAGCACCACCACCCAAAACCAGCAAATCCACAAAACCCTCGCGCGAAAAAGTGATAGTACCATCACCCGTAAACGTGTAGATAGTTGCCGAACCATCGGTCGTAATAGTAGGCGAACCCGTAGTACCTGAAACCGTAGCTTTGAACGGCCCAGAAAATGCGCTCGCCTGGTTCGACTTAGCAAACGCCGAAATGCTCGACTTGCTCATACTTGTTACAGCCACAACAAGCCCCCTAGCTAATCTCGGTACCGAAAACGTTCACCGACATATCGGCGCTCGAGCAATACAACGTAAGCACGTCTGTAGCGTCCAAAGTAAGCCCCAACGTCAAAGTAGTAGAATCGTTGGCCGCCACGGGAACATCATAAGCACAATACATGGCGTCAGTCTGGGCACCACCATTAGGGCGCACACTCAAACGAAAAGTACCCGCCGAAGCCGCCCGGTTAGCAATAATCACCGTACTAATAACCGTTTCAGTTGCCGCCGGTACCGTGTACACGTCCGTGGCTGTAGTGGCCGAAGGTGCGGATTGTGCTAAAACCTTATATGCGTTAGCCATTTTGTTATGCTCCCATCAGTAGAAAAGACGCCTCGAACCCGACGCCACCGCCAACGGGGGCCCAAGCCTCCGTATTGACGTTGTAAAACTCAACGCTACCCGTTGTAGTGTTGAAACCAAAGAGCACTCGCCCAGCGGGTAAGGGCCGACCGTCAGTAGCCCAAGACCCCAAACGGGTACCCATAAACTCTCTACGATCCGTAATTGTGGACGGCACCCCGGCAGTGGCAGGCACAAGCACGTTAGCTAAAGCCTGCTCGAAAATACCCGCGTCAGTCTGGACGAGCGTAGGCGCAACCGGTGAACCGGCAGCCGTACCAGTCTTCACCGCCACAACAACCGAGTTAGCTGTAGGGTCAAGACGCAAAATAACCGTGTCAATACGGCCGTTAGTTGCGTCAGCCGTAGCCAAAGCCAACGACTCGGTAGCGTCACTAATGTAATAATGGCCACGCACCATAGCCTCACCGGCGGCAACATCCACCGCAAGACCAGTACCCGCGCTCACCTCAAGAGCTGTACCCGTAGGCTCATCGTTCACCCCATTATTGAAGTGCCGAGCCCACTGACTAAACTGGGTCTCTGTAGTGTCAATCCCCTCGAAAGGGAAACTAGTCTGGGTCATACCCTAACCTCTCTTATTGTTCCAGCTCGTACGTGCCGGTAATATCGAAACTATCCGCCGTTGTAAGCGTTATCGGCTTATTGTGCTCAAACGGCTCTGTCTCACCGTTCGACTTGATATAAGCCAAAATCATAACGTTAGAGCCGGCGGCCACCTGCCCAATAATAGAGTAAATAGTGCTACCCGAGTCGTCGGTTAGCGATCCACTCGAAAACGTTACCGGTCGGCGACTGTTATACGGCAACGTCATATAATATTGACCTGTACCAAAAGTGACAATATTGGTAAAGTCGACCGAGTAGGCAAAATAGACCATATCGCCAAAGCGTGTATAAGTGGCTGTAAAGACGTCACCACTAAAAGTAGGTTGTGTGCCACTCGTGCCACCCTCGACACCGACAAACGTTGTAACGACGCCATACCCCGTATTGTTGCGCTCTATCTGCCCAATCCGTTGCCCCTGGGAAACCGTAGCCTGTCTCAACTTAGCCTCGTAAGACGAAGCCACCGGGGTGCCAACCTCGGCCGCCAAGTAAACCCCGTCAGTCTGGATAGACAACGCCACCGTATAAACAACAGCCGTAGCAACAATGTCGCGCACCGTCACCGTAACAGTGTCACCCAAACCCCACTCAGACCCAAACAACATAGTCGTATTGTCTGCCGGTGTGACGGTCATAGCGACCCGAGTTTTACCGTTGTCCACAAGCGCCGTAGTAGCCTCTTGGTCAAACTCTGCCTCGAGTTGGGTAGTACGTGCGTCCACAAACGACTCGATACGTCGACCCCACACAGTCTCAGCCGCCGTAGAGTCAGACGACGTACCCTCAAAAAATAGTCTTTCCTCTTGCTCCCCAGCGCCACCAATAATAGCGCGGGTCAACAACGGGGCACTGTAAGAATAGTTAGCCGACGTTAGCCGGCCGTTGTCAATATCAAAACGGATAAGCGCGCTACGATCAACCGGCTCGTACACGTCAAAAACAAGGTTAGAGCCCTCTTGTTGCAACGAGTAACCCACACCGCCAGACTGGGCGAGGTTGTAAAAAAACTCTTGCATATTCTCAAAGCGTGCCGAACCGTAAACCGTGCCACCCCGGCCGTCATCCGTAGCCACCGTCAACGTATTTACTCGTCGAACCGTAGGCCCAGTAACAAGGTTAGCGTTTACATAACCCTTCAGTACCGTCTCGGCAACATCTTCGCGTATATCGTGCGAGGCGAGCTGAGCTGTAACGTCCGCACTAGCCGGGTAAGGGTAAGACAACTTTTCAGACAAAATAACAGAGTCGTCGGCACCCTCAATAACCCAAGTACCCTCGGGCTCGTTATCAGTCTGTGCAAGAGCAGCCGACAACATAGGGCCCGACAAAATTACACCATCAGGGCCGGTAACAATAAGCCCATACCCCGGTGTCCGCAACAACTCAGCCATAGCCGAAGTAGCGTGAAGTTTCACCTTCCAAGCACCGACTTTATTGTGGCGTAAAATAAACTCGGCACCCACAAGGTCAGCACCGGACAACTGGCCCACACGATCTAAAGTTTTATTACGTACCTCTACAGAGAGGTCGTCAACGTTCACCCGTGCACCACCTCAAACGCGAGGTTATAAGTTGCCCTTATCACCGTGTCTAGGTCAGCGTCGGTACCTGTAACAAGCACGCTCGACAACCCTGGGGGCAACGCGAAAAACTTGGGCGCGGTGTCCAAAATGTCGTAACGGTTAACACCGCCAATACCTGTAACCGTAGCCGTCTCGTGATCCACCGTAAAAATATCACCCGTAGTAACAGCCTCGGTAAAAGTCCACCCTTGACCTTTAAGCGACACCTCCAGCTCGTCAACCGGGCCCACAACCTCAAACGTGGGATAAACCGGTACGTCGCTAGTGTTGTTCACGTTGATAATACCGAGTGCTTGAGACGAAGACACCCGCAACTTAGTTAGTTGAGGCAATAACCCGCGACCAGTGTTACCAGTCGTAACCGTAAAAGTCTCAACAGTGGCAGACTCCCAATACGGGTTAGGGGCCTGAAACGACAACATCATCGTAGCCCACGTTTTACCGCCAGCGCTGCCACCGTACTCCAGCTCAGCGCCACCCGTGTAATGCAAAGCCATAGTAAGGTCGCCAGCGTCACGCAACGCCGTCAAAACTGTAGGCCCGCTTGTGTCCTGAGTCAACCGGGCAAGACGACGCAAAGACGTCTCAACCTCCAACGCCGTATCGCCAAAAACCGTTACAGGCATATCAACATTACGGACACCCCGGCGAGTATAACGCCACACCCCACCGTAACGGGCAGACTCGTCAATACGCACCGACGTCGGCGGGATACCAAAACCTATAAGCGACGGGTTAAGCACGTAAGTAATGTTATCAAAAGTGATAACGTCACCGTTCGCACCCGTCAAACTAAAACCACTCACGCCAACACTCTCGCTCTCGTCATAGCCAACCGTAGCTCTTGCTCAGCGTCAAAACTCTTATTAGGTGCCGCGTAATAGTTCACCGTGCCACCCTGGCCGTTCACACCCATCATCGACTCGAAGCGATCCAAAGGTATAACAACCTCAGGCCCAGCCTCGCCAATCAGCGCGTTAGTGGGCCCTGTAACAAGCCCACCGTTAGCGAGGGCAATACGGCCCAAACTAATCTCAGGTATCTTAGGGATACTAAACCCGAGTGTTGCCCCGCCAATCTCAGGCACCCAGTCGGGCACCTCAAAGCTGAGACCGTTTAGCGCGTCGACAATCTTGTTTACACCACGAATAACAAAGTTTACAAAACCCTCGAACCCGCTTATAAGCGCGTTAATGGTGTTGACAAAAAACTCCTTGATACCATCCCAAAGCGAGCTAAAAAACTCGCCAAAGGTTGCCAGGCTTTCAGTTATTCCCGTAATCGCGCCCACAAAAAGCTCAATAGCAAAAACGAGTATGTCGCCAATAATCTCGGCAACGGTTACAAGTATCGGCGTCAAAAACTCTATGAGCTCAACAAACATTGGTAGCAACAATTCAATAATTGGCAACATAGCTTCGATAAGCGTAAGCACCACCGGGGCGAGAGCCTCGAACAGCTCCATAAAGACCGGGAGCAGGGCCTCAATAATAGGCACTAGCGCGTCGATAAGTTGGACGAGAATCGGTACTAAAACCTCCATAGCGTTACCGATAAACTCGGCAAGGATAGGCAACAGGTCGGTAATTGCCGGCATAAGCGCCATAATAAGGTCAACAAAAATAGGTAACAAGTCGGCCGCGAGCTCCAAGAAAATACCAGCCAGCTCACCGATAACCGGCAACATAGGCAAAAAGCTTTCCAGTAACCCAGGTATCTGCCCAGCCAAGTCGGTAATAATTGGGGCCAAGTCTTCAATAACACCCGTTAACAACGGGCCCATAGTCTCAACAACCGGTAACAGCCCGGTCGTCAGGCCAGCAAAGGCCCCGAGTAGAGGCCCGCCCACCTGGGCTTTCATATTGTCAAAGTTAGCCCCGAGGATACGTTGGGCGTTAGCCAACCCGTCAGACGTGTTAGAAAAATCGCCTTGAGTCTTAGCCGTCTGCTCCATGAGAGCGCCGTAACGGGCTTGTTGCTTTTGTGCCTCGGTAAGGGGTTTACCAGCCTCCCCGATACCGTTAGCCAAAGCGTAAGCGTCAACCGCTGCCGCGCTAAGGTCAATACCAAACTTTTTAAGTGGTTCAGTTTCACCGGCAAGACCGGACTGGAACATGCGGGACGCCTCGGCGACGTCCAGGTTCATCACCGAGGCAAAGTCAGCCGATCGGGTAGTGATGTCGTCAATGAAACCGACCACGTCGCCGTTATCGGCAATATTGTCACCGAACGAAGCAAACTGTACTGACAGGGCGTTAAAGTCTGTGGCGGACAACCCGAGGCGTGTGGCTGCCGTTTCACCCAGCGCCACAATACCCTCAGACGCGGCACCATACGTAACAGTTACCGCGTTAAGAGACTCGCTTAAGTCGCTCGCCTGAGATACCGAGTCCTTCAGGAATGAGCCAATACCGGCCGCCGCAAGCCCGCCAGCGATAACCCCGCCAAGACCCTTTAGAGCCCCGCCAAAGCCACCGCTAAAGCCTTTACCGGCTTTCCCCCCGGCAGTCTTCCCGACGTTGTTAACGCCGCCCATCTCTTTAGCTACCGCTTGTTGGAACCCCTTAGCAACCGGTATTAGGGTTACATAAGCGTAGGCTTGCTCTGCCATTTATAGGCTCCCTCTCGCGCGCGTTTAAGAATTTCTCGACCATCAGCCCGTACCGTACCTTTACCGCCAGCCTGGTTAGTATTAGACCAGGGGCGAGGGTACGGTTTAGGTTTCCGTTTGCTGTTTACTTGCGCGTGTAGATCGTATTGCGCCACCATAGCGGCCCACTCGTACGAGACGGGGTGGTGCCAACCGTTTACGCTCACTTGCAACCAAGAGGTTGGGTCACGCAACAAGACGGCAACTAAATACACAACCTCAACCCAGGGGATACTCTCCCCGAGGTCGGCAAGGCCCAAACTAAAACGTGATCTAAAGTCGTAAATAAAAGCGGCAGTGTGGTCGTCGATTAGCTCGACGACCTTAATTATTCCCCCAGTGCTACGCCACCCGTCCAAGCTTTCATATGCTTAGAAAACTCGGACAACGGCAACGTGTCTAAAATATGTAATTGTTTATCGTCAAGTACGCCCTCGAGGATGAACCAAGTCTGCTCGGACTCGGTTTCGTGGCGGGCCTTACGCAAAACACCCGTAGGCATATCGTTAAAGTTAGGCAGCTCAACAGTCTTACCCTTGTGTTCAATTTTGTAACCCATAGCGGCGATACCTTTCGATAGTTTGTTTACGGCAAAGTGGGGGGAGTGATTGGGGGCAATAACGCCCCCCACTAGTTAAAACCCTCTAGGCCGCCGCAAGAAACCTAGAGGGCAATACGTTAAGCCTCGAGGTCAGAAAAGAACTTTTCTACAACCGTCGAGCTTGCGTCAGCGTAAGCGGTAACGGTCACCTGGTAACCGATAGCTTCACCCGAAGCAAGCGTACGCTCGCCAACCGAGGTAATCTCACCCGAGGGCACATAAGTACGCTCGATAGAGGTACCGTCGATAACGTCAATAACGAAAGCCTGGCGTCCACCAGTCTTACGAGGGTCAATAGAGAACTTGCCGCTGGTCTGAGTGACACCGTAGTAAAGCTCCAAAACGGCCTCGTTGGTTTCGATAAAGGTCATTTCTACAGAGTAGGTACCCTCAGATACAACTTCACGTACAAGCGATCCATCTTGCCACGAGCGAATCTGGTTAGTGGACTTGTCAATGGTCTCGGCAATTCCGTCGGCTGAAACGTATCCCAGGTCGATAAAAGCCGCGTCCAGAGCGGTGTCCGAGTCGGTCGGTGCCGTAGTGCCTGTAGGGGCAACATACACGGCCCCCGTAGTAGCAACTCTCACGTTGTCAGAGTCTAAAGCCATAATAGCTATCCTTTCGTTAGAGGTTTGTACCTCTATGATCTACAGCAAAACGCATAAATCTACGCTCTGCCTTGAGGTCGGTTACATCTTGTATAGAGCTCTCGGGTACGACGTCCACTATTGGGGTACCGTTTGGCAAGTCGTCAAAGACGGCCATAACCGTACGGGCCAAAGTTTCGGCAGTACCAAAAGACGTTTCGTACACGTTTACACCGATAGAGTCAGTCATAATTGTTTTAGACCGACGTGTACCACCATCACGGCGTAAAATTACTTGCGAGCCCGAGTCGTTAGCGAGCACACCAACCCGAGTAGAGGTAAAACCTAAAGTTGTTAGTTCGGTTGTAAGACGAGTAACTAGGTGGCTCATAATGTCGCTAAAAATAACCGCGTTAGCCATAGTTAGCCCTTCCTCGCCCGAGGCTTATTAGTTTTTACTTTGTAGCCTCGCTCACCGCCAGATAAATCTAAAGCCCTCGACAAGTTGCCGGTGTTAGCCTCGTCAAAATCTGAGCCGTTGATAACCTTAGCCCTAGCCCTACGTCCAGACCGGACAACTATCAACAAGCTCCCAGGTACGGCACCCTGTACCCGCGTCATACGTTGCCGTAGGTCGTTAGCTATCTCTGGAGAGCGCAAAAGCTCGCCCATACCTTTAAAGTCTAGTTTTACCTCGCCACCACCGCCAGGTATTTTACTAGCCACGATCTACCTCGCGTTGTAAATTGACAACCGTGCCGGGCGACCACGAGCCCAACCCGTCGCGCCAATCAAACGCCTCACCGTCGAGCTCGTACGTCTTCGTCCGAATAATAAACTTATCGTCGTCTTGCACGTCATAACCTGTAGGCAGGTAGACGGTTAACCCATCAGTTACCACAATCTGGTCGGCGTCAAAATTGGTACCGGACACCCGAGCAGAAACAATAGCCCCTACTTCAGACGAGGCCGTAGTGTAAACGGGTTGGCCGTAACTATCAGTACCGCTCGAACTTCGTCGGACTCGGGTAATTAACTCCATAGTTTCCGTTTCCAATCGTCGAAGCCGACCTAAAAGTTTTATCTCGGTAGTAATTAGCTACCTCTACGTCGCTAGGGCTCATCAACACTTGGCGGCCAACAGCCCAGTTAGCGTACGACTGAGAAAACGGCCCTACGCTTTGTTGCTGGATACCAGCGGCAGCGTCGTCAGGGATAAGCACCGTGCGCACCACCATACCGGCGATAACAGCCACAACGTCGTCGGGTATAGTTGCCGAGCCGTGATCATAATTGACCCGTACCGGGGTGTAAGAGCCCAAGTCGTATAAAGACTGGAACCCGTCGTACGTGTAATCTAGCTCTACACCGTCAAGGTCGGTAACGCTATCTATCTCTATAACTGGGCGTTGTACAAGACG